AAAATGCACTTTTGAGTTGTCCATTCTCGGATCAACAGAGAATACATCAGAATGCTTGTTGAAATTTTCATGGTCAACTTCATGTGATGCATTTAAACTTGCAGCATCTTTACCGTGATATGAAAGATGCGTCACCACACCAATCTTGGCCTTCTTAACTTCAAATTCATGTGAACCGTGTGCAGTATATGTTAGACCAGAAGGATTAGGATGAAACGATGTTCCGCCACCTTTTTCACTTTTCTTGTCATCTTTATGTGTACCAAACATCATGTCGCCTTGGTATACACCTTTTTTAGGCGAAATTTTAGGTAAATGTGTTAATGCATCTTTTAATTTTGCGGCGAGACCCGGTGCATGACCGTGGTTCATATCTACGTCTTTTGGTGTGTAGTTAATCTTAGGTGTCTTATTAAAAGCAGACTTAGATGCAACAAAAAACTTACCCGTTTTTGGATGGTGTCCGTATACTAGTGCAGGAGAGCCATCATATTTTGTTGTGAGTTCGGATGTTTTCTTACCATTTTTGATGTGTTCAGCTGCGGCCGTCAATGATTTGATAGCATGCTTTGCACCCTTTTCACCGGTTTGCAAGGGGCGGTCTTCCACATGAGTCAGATGCTTAATCTGGCGACTAGCACCCTCTTCAGGATCCGCGTCCTCTTTTAGAAAACTTTTGAATGATATCATTGTCCGCCTATTGAAACACAACACACTTTGGTTGTCCGTGGAACTATTTATAATACATTATACCACATCTATGAAAAAATGGCAATGTTGGGATTGATATATAGTGAACTCAATAATGTTCAATTTGGCCATTGCCGGCCAGCCAGCCCCAACAATGGAGTTTATCAAATTCTACTAGGTATTTTTGAGGTATATTGCAATAGTGGGCATGTTCGGTATCAACCACTCCATTTGACAGAGATTTTAGGTTTTCCGCTATAACGGATAAATAAACGTCAATTAATGAGGGACACATAGACCATAACCGAGTAATCAAAAGGTGATCGGCGCCAGGCTGTTTATTTTGTGTCCAAGTTGGTATTCTTTTCTTAAATACAAATTTACCAAACAAGTTATCATACTCTTTAATATCAAACTCTTTTTCCAATTCAGACCTAGCAGAAAATTTGAATATTCGTTTGACTGTCTTTAATACCGGTGAAAACTGCGTATTGTTTCTCATAGTAGACAATGTTGCGGATAATAAACAATTTTCTCCATGACTTTTGAGTCCGTTGGTTGCACAATACTGAGTGTTTGGTTCCTGACTTAAATCGAAATAGTAATTAGATAAACTAGTTATTACTTCTCTTTCTGTTTGTGTTACTGGCCTTATTGAAACATCAGCAAATACAATAATTGCATCCGGCACGGCTTCTTTAACAGATTCCAGTGTAGATATAGTTTGTGCAAACCTATCATCATCATTGAATGCACCAATCGCGGGTTTCAATGAGGATGTAATAATGAATAAGTTTTTATCGGGTATCATAGGTAACGATCCAAGTCATCCGAATCACGAAATAGATTGATAGATTCAGCTCTCGGATAAGGGTTTGAATTATTGAAATCGTTAATCAATATGCGTCTAGAATTTTGCAATCCTGTAATCAAGTCAAAGGAAGCAAATCCCAAAGAGTATAACATATCTCTTGTCATACCTTTATATTGATTTTCTCTGGATGTGGTAAAAACAAATTGAGCACCTTTAGACTGTAACTCAAGTAATCTGTTTATATTTTTTTGTAACGGCACTGGAGTTTTATCATATGATTTATCACCAACTCTAGATTGCGCCTGAATGATTGTGCCATCGATATCACAAAATATCACGGGTTTATCATTATAATCAAACCAGTCCTGAGCGGTACCCACATCGATGTAATTGTAAACAATCTTTTCGGTAAAAATGTTCAGATTGTTAATACAACGGCCAATAACATCCGAAACAAAAATTTCTCTTTGTGAAGATAGTTCGTTGAACATTTGTTTATACAACAATGCACTTGAAAATTTATAACCACCGACACAGAATGTATCTGACACCACTTCCTTTTCAATGATATCGGTAATGATACCATTATTGTTTGAGATGGTGAAACTCTTGGACGATAGTTTCTTTAGAACCTCATGTTGAGATATTTTAGATACACAAACATAATTGCCCTCAGATATATCGTGGTCGAAAAAACTATCACAGTCTTTGATTAGAATTTCAGAATTGAATATACCAACTTTATCTATAATCTGATAAACGGTATCGGCCGGGCCCCGTGTCGGTTGATCCAGTATAATTATGTTTACAGAATCTCCAAATTCATGCTTAATGAATTCAGAAGCATTATATTTGTCGTTGTGTTCTTTCAAGATTCCAATATGTATCTTGTATTTATTTAAAAATGGTTTGAGTGCATTGGCCAACATCAAATCACCCTTATAATCATATAACAGGTATTTTGGTTTCATATCTGGAAATCTAGTGGATAATCCAGCTGCAGGTACAATTATTTCCATAATCGATGAATCTCTTTCATAATGAAGTTATAATTATTATCACCTTTTTTGGTGTGTAGATAAACTCTAAGTAACATAAGTATCAACAACGAATCGTTGAATGCTTGTGGATACAAATCTCGCAATGCATCCTGAATACTTTGTAGTTTGGTATCTAGGCGAACATCGGTGTGCCGTAGAAACCATTTACACTCCAAGTCTTGCCGCATTTTTGCTATATCGAATATATATGAATCATATTCAATGGTGACTGCATCAATCATATGAAAACCTGGATCGGTGTATATGATATTCTCAAGCGTCAAGTCGCCGTGGTATGTTGAACAGGGTAAAGTTTTTGGTAAGGTATCGATTAGTTCATCTTTGGTGAATGGTAAATCGTGTGCATCACTTAACCAACCCAATTTTTGTGAGTATACTTGTGAGTAATCTTTTAAAGTGTGATTTTCACCAAAACAATCACAGGTGTCAACAATAAATTGTATTAAAGAGTGTGTGTTGTTATGTATTAGATAGTTTTTTATATCTAACCCATGGACATACTCCATCTCTATTGCATTGTTTTCAATTCTCAATAACTGTGGAACAGGATATCCTTTTTCATAAAGATCACCGAGCCTTTCAACATTACGAGTTATGTTGTTTTCTTTTCTGATATAATGTCCATCATCGGACTCCATCAAATAAATTGTGCTACCAGAATGGCCAGTTAACTCTTTTAAGATTTTACCCATTGTGCATAATCATCACGAATTAGAGAGTGCCAAGTTCCGTTATGTTCTCCGGGTGGAAATGGATTATTCATATTGACATATACCAAATTTTCACCATGAAGATTGTGTTCATGTAGGTTTGCTCGCATCAAATCTTCACCGATAAATTGATTTCCTGTATTGTAGTATTTGTCTATGTTCTTATATGTAGACATGTATTTAATCATCGTTGATTGTGATCCAAACGCAAACTGGTCATTACCAAAGTCTCTTTCTGGTACCATACGACAATTTGGAATATACAACTTGGTATTGTCTAACTGCTCAAAAGGAATTGGTGTGTTCAATGCATAATCGGTACGGGAACGAATTATCCAATCATATTCTTTAAAAACCAATGATGCACAATTGTACATCGAATAAAACATTTGATAAGTGAACCTTGGTGGATACTTTTCCGCATTTGGAGTATTCGTATAGATATTATCAAAATCACCCAAAGGTGGTTTTTCAAAAGCATAACCTACAGGCTTATATAAGTCCAGAAGTCTTTTTTCTTCGGTGAATGCCCAAGCGTGAATGTATACATCCACATCATAGTGGTCTAGTAGGTTCTTTTTGTAATATTTAAAACCTGTTTCAAATGATCTGGCTTGGCCAGAAAAACATAATGCTATTTTCATCGCTGTAGATAAACTGGTAAGTTCTCAATTGTAAATTCAACACCATTCATTGACAAATTTCTGAGTAGAATCATATGTGGACAATATCGTTGTTCAACATGTATTTTAATGTCGTTTTCTGGATAACCACGCTTTCTCAAAACTTCAATGAATTCGGTTTCAAATGGTGTTGAGTGTAATCGTTCATACTCATCAAATAAGAAATAGTGTTTTGCATCTTTGAATGGAATAATTGCAAAGATATCTGAAATGATGTTATACGATTCCTCTAAAGGAGTAACGACACGATCCACACCCGCGAAGCCAAATGTAGGTTTAAACTGAATGTCATATCGGCAGTAAACAACATTGTCGTATTCTTGTTCAATTAAATCAAAGGCTTTCTTTCGACTATAGTTCATCGATGCGTTTGCACCAATTTTATCGATTGAAACCGGTTTAGGATTTTTTAGTGAAACATTGCGTTCTATCTCATTGAATATACTGACATATTTTGTCCAATCTTCAACCAAATATTTAACTGGTCGCAAGCGTTCAACAATATTATCCACCTCTTTAACATCAGTATACCACATGTGACAATAAACATCAAGATTATTGATATCAATAAACTCTCTAATGTTTTCCCAAGTTTTGTCAAAAGTCCTATATTGACCCGATAGTACTATACAATTTTTCATTTTAACCAGTACCAAACATCACACTCTGTAAAAAGAATCTCTTTGCCACACTTGGCTGCAAATTCGTTTGCTGCTTTGTGAACACCGGCAATTGCAGTATAATCGTGGCCAGCAAAGACGCCGCCGGTCTTCAATTTAGAATATAAGTTTGCACAATCTTTGGTGAGTTGTTCGTATGTATGTAGACCGTCAATAAAGATAACATCAAATGAATCGTCTAGTAGTTGGTCGACAACATTATCCGAATAATCTTTCAACAGATTGAAACGATTATTGTAACCCGACAAACGATCTGTAAATCTCTGATAGATTGCTTCGCGTTCATTTAGGTTGTTTCCATTCCAGTCAACATAGTTTGAATACGGATCCACACCAGTCAATACACAGTCCGGATTACTATCCAATAAGAATTGTGTGGTGTCACCAATGTCACAACCAATTTCTAAAACTTTTGGATTGGACATTGCCGCAACCAAAACTCCCAGCCCATAACCAGAACATTTGAAGTTCGATTGGCTTGTGTTGAATGAACGAGAAGTTGTGTCGAATGTGATAGTATCACTCATAATTAAGTCCTATATGTGAAAAAAGAATCTGGATCATCTTGGTTAAATTTCTTTATCACCAAGTCTTTCCATTTTGGAACTCTGTCATATTGATGAACAATACAATGTGGAGTGCCAGCACTTGTTGTGATTAATTGTTCTTCAAAGTTGAAAATGGGTTCAGGCTCAACCAAGAATGGTCTGAATTGATCCATTTTGGACGGATCACCAGTTGTACCCAATTGAACCGCCCAACCGTCTTCTTGGTTTGTAAATAAAACGGCATCTTTGTATGGTTGTGTATTAATCAACACATTATATACGGCCTGGTCTACAATTGAAATTGGTCGATTAATAGCGTTCGTAAAAATATTGAAACACATGTCACGAACATAGTCTGATGAACCACCAAAAGTTCCAACATTATATATCAAGTTATCTTTGAATCTACTGTGTACCATTTCACCATATGTACTCATTAGATTGTCGTTGCCCCATGGTTCATCTTTGTAACGCATCGATTCAGAACCAGCTACAAGATTTTTATCGCCCATAGAATCAAATATCCACTGGCAAGGGTCTTTTTGGAAATATACATCTTTCACATCAGTGGTCACAACAATGTTATATTTTTCTGAATTGTGATGTAGAAAATTATAGATTGACCAGAATCTTGCTACATGAATTGGCGCATTGATCTTTGGCATACCGTGTATCTGAAAACCATGTTTAACTAACTGTTCTCTGGTTTCAGTTGATGCATCTCCAACGATCATAACTTTATCGCCTTTGAATCCACACTCATCTATAGAGAGAACCCAAGGTTTTAGTTGATTGAAATTGTAACCAGTAAATGCACCGATAATTAAGTTTTTGTCCATGGGAATTCTCCATTATATTTTTCATTCATCACTTTATTTCCATTTAAAAAGAATTCTGCATTGACAGAACCCGGATTACCATCGACACGATAGTTTACGGTATATTTGCCAGTGCAGTGAAATCTAGGAAAATGTTGTGCAATAGCTCCAAGGAACTTTCTATCTTGTCCCCATCCGCCATGCCATGCAGAAGCTAATTTTATCGCAGTTTCAGTTTTAATGCAATAGTTATTTGTATCAATGTGATTAATGCCATGATAAGATTGCCATTTACCTAATGATTCACAATCATCATTACAGACATAATCACCAGATTTATTTACAATCTTCCGGAGTGAGTAGGACCAGTCCAGGTTATTATCTTCAATCATTTTGATGCAGGACTCTACATGATTGGGTTCGAACCAACAGTCTTGATCCAGGTACAATACATAATCAGTATCGATTAGGTGTGTGAACGCTGCATATATGCGGTGCCCATAGAATCCATTTGCACCAACATTGATGGGTAGGAAACAGGTCTTGAGGAAAGAATTTCCTGCATAGTTGTCGGTAAGTATTTTTATCTTACCTTTGTATTGGTCACCATCACCAATAACATAACACTGTGTTTCAATTGTCTGTGATAATACAGACTCAATAGCATTCCGGACCTCAGGTGAACCTGTGGTCGGTATAATCACCGTAGCTTTCATAATTAACCTCTTGTTAGTTTCAATATCGCTTCTATTTGTTTCTCAATTGCTGGTTTTCGATTTGGCCAATAGATATATTCTTTGTCGCCTGTACTATGTAGTTTCTTCAGGAAAGGTATAATCATCTTTTCAAGTTCTGCTAATTTATTTTCAGTTTCAGTTAGATTGATTTTGTAATTTTCAACCGTCTGTACACTCTCTTTGATTACAGAGTTATATTCTTGTTCAGAAACGGCTGAGAATCCGAAATCGTGTTCAGAATCTTTATACTCTTTTAAAATTTTATCGAAATCTGTTAGTGCCATTTTATTGACTCAAATCTATTCTAAAAGCGACACCAGTTATTCCACCCCTAGATTTCCCTCTTATGTCGAACTTGACTTTTCTTTTTATACTTTCAACATAAGCACCATCTATTTCAAAAAATCCTTTTGGACTAATAATGCTATCAGCTGGTGCGCCGCGAAACTGTTTTAGCGATAACTCACCTGTCATAGCTTCATACAACAAAGCAGTAGTAAAATCTTCATCTTCTTCCACATATTTTAATAGAGAAGCCATCAAAGATTCTTTATTATTTTCCAGCCAGTATTCATAGTTTTTATCTTTAATTATTTTACCATTTTTTAAAAATTCATTAATAACTTTGGTTGATGCTTCTTTTTCAACTCTTGATTGATTACTTGATGATAACAATCGTGTAGGCATCTTTTTCAATTCATCTATAATTGATACCAAAACTTTACTCTCTTTTTGTGATGGTAAGTGTTTTGCGGCAGAAGAAAATAATTCAGCAGTTGATACACCTTGGCCAGATGCAAGTTGTACAGGCCCAGCCATTTTAACAGAAACGGTATGAATTTTTGAACCGACTCTAATAACAATATCAGTTTTTGGTTCGGGTTTTGCATAGATGGATCCAAATGGTCCACTTGAATCATCCGAATGCCAAATTTTAATTTTGTTTTGGCCAGCATGTTTTAAAATATGTTCTACACATTGATCCGCTTGAGTTATTATTTTGGGTGAATATGTTCTTTCAAATTTAGTTTGTTCATTATTTTTTATTCGAATTTTTTCTACAATACAAAACTCTAAATCAACACCTTCTGAAGCTGCCATAATTATCTCCAAATAAAAGTATTTATCTGATTATATCAATGGGCTTTCCAGAAGTCCAAACCTCCAACTCAGTTCTCAGTCTATTATCACTATTTAATGTTTCGAAACGATTTGTCGCCTTGTTTCTCCACCATTCAATCAAGTTTACCATTTTGTGTTTTTCATAGTTTTCACCAGGAATTAGTATATCGGACATACACTTAACATACTCTACCATGTTCTTGAAACCATAGTCACTATAATAATATCTTTTTTGCTCTGTCAACCCTTTTGCCTTCTGGATCGTTGCTATGAATGTATCCCCTTCAGGACTGCCTTTAAGTGCTGCTTTGGTAAGTGAAACGATTTTCATTGTAGTTTTCAATTTCTTACTTGAAACATCGTCATCAACAATATCACCAACCAGTTCTTCCACGTAACTGCGTAAGTCATCGTAGGATTTTCCGTGCATCATCGGTATGAAATCACTGTCGGTCAAACCTTTATAACGAATGTAAGGTTTCATGCCATCATACTGTGACACCGTTTTGGAACTTCCATATAAACTTGTCGTTTCAAACAAACACAAATTCATATTGTATTTTTTATTGACAATTTCACGCACCTCATGCGAGGTACAAATTGCAGCAAGTAATTTACCACCAAGATAATTATAACCAAAAGGTTGTGATGGAACAATAACAAAACCCATCATAGATGATCCATTGAACCTCTTGGACCATTCAGGTTGTTGTGTGAATACTTGGCCAAGCATTTCGTTGCGTGGCTTCATATTGATTACTGGTGAACCAAGGCGAATGAATCCTACAATCTTTCCTGTATTCTTCTCCAACACAGCCAATCTTATTTGACGGCCAACTGGAGAAATATTAATATGTGAACTGGTAATATTTAATAAATTTTCCCACTTCTCTTGTGGTATTTCCAATACTTCAAAATCCATATCTTTTGGATGCATAGTGAAGTCAGAAAATAAATCATCTTCTAAAGGGAAGAGAGGATTTGAAGAGAGACCACCAAGAGATGCCAGTTTCTGGTCACGCATATACTCATCGACACGATTAAAACTCCCAAAATAATTTTCAAAAACAGATGCACAATGTAGTGCTTCAACCTTTGTCAAGTTCATACTTTAAAACCTGAGAAACTCTTCTTCTGTGATTTCTCGCGGTCACCAAATGTGTTTAGTGGTTTGTCTTTGCCTGAATCGGTAATATCATTTTGTGCTGATTGTTCAACATCATACAATCTCATTTTCGACCTGTCAATGCCGAGAGTGAATCGTTTGTAATATGTTGGATCATTATATCGATTCTTCAATTGTTTCACCATGATCTGTCCCATTTCTTCCAACTCTTCTGACGAAATGAGAGCAAACATCAAATCTGCTGTTGCTGGCAAACCAAAAGACTCACTAGTGTCTTCGAGTCCGGGATCTGAACTTGAGAAACCTCCCCGAGTTGTTTGTGTAGCAGAAACAATTGGTACTCCGAATTCAACAGCAAGACCTCGCAATTCTTCGGCAATTGATTTGACATAGGTGTAGCTGTTGACATTTGCTCCTGCCTTAACCCTAGAACTACAACAAATGTTAAGGTAATCAATAAAAATGATATTAGGAACAAAAGATTTTTTAAGATTGAGTTCATTTAATAGTGTCCGAAAATGTGTAGCACTAGCTGAGGCTGTTGGGTATTCTTTAATAATAAGTTTACCAACGGTCTTCTCACGCAGCTTCATGAGTTTTTTGTCATACATATCTTTAGATAGATTGACAAGATCGTCAACAGTAACATTCAATAGATTTGCATCTATTCTTTCCGCAATGCGTTCTTCAGCCATTTCCATAGTGATATACAATACATTACGGCCTTGCACCAGCGCGCCTGCAGCCACATGGCACATGAATAGACTTTTTCCAACGCCAGTTCCGGCAAGAGCGATATTAAGCGTCTTAGAAGGTAAACCGCCCTTTGTGATCTTGTTAAAGAAATCCAAATCAAAAGGGATTCGCTCTTCTTTTCTGTGGTAGAATTCATATCGTTCATCCGTGTTTTCCAAATAATCGTGACCTACTGAATTGTCAAAACTAATTGCCAATGCATCAGATAGGATTTTTGGTATAGAACCTTTATCATTGACTTTATCTTTGCCGTCAAGAATTGAGATTGAACCCAACACGGCATTATATATTGCTTTTTCTTGACAGAACTGTTCTGTCCTATCTACGAGCCATTCGATTTTTGATAATTCGTTTTTAGACTGTTCGATATCTTTGAGAGATGCATCACAACCCTCAACTTCATCTTCTGAAAGTGTTCGCTTCTCTTTGACGGCCAGTCTTAGTGCTTCAATTGTTGGTGATGAATTGTATTTGTTTGTGAAAACAGCGATCTCATTATAGATCGTTCTATCAACTTTATCCGTAAAATAATCTGGCTTTAAAAATGGAAGTACCTTTCGCAGGTACTCTTCATCATAAATCAGATTCTTTAAAATTGTTTGTTCCAGCTTCATCAATAATTTCCTGTTCAATATTGGAAGACATTAACTCCACCAATAGGTCGCCAATGTAATTTTTAAAGTCATCATCTTTTTCAAGTTTGGATGGCTTACCTACATTAGATTCTAACACATCATATGCAAAAAGTAAATAGACCTGGTCATTTTCTTCTTTGAATTTTACTTTGCCATATTTGAATATGGTGTCTTTGTATGGTCCTTGTAGAAGTTTAATGTTTACCGTAGTCTTATCATCTTTAGGATAGATGAAACAATAATCAACACCCTCGTCCATGTTATCCTCCAGTCATCGTTGCAACATCAAAAGTCTGGTCGATGTCCGATTCCATGATACTACCAGATGCCACAGTGTATTTGTTTTCAATAAATTCACGGAAGGATTTTTGTTTCAAAATCGGCATCCAGAATTCTTTTGTATCGGTATCTTTTTCTCGGTACTTCTTGTCTTCAACTTCACCAGTTTCTATATTTACTTGAGAGTACCAACCATTGCTTGGTTTAACCACATGCTTGGATTCAATCGCAAGGTCGAGTAGACCAGACCAAGTACTAATGCCACCATCATAAGATACAGAAACAGGTATTTTAGATTTTTCTTTAACATATCGGGATTTTTCTACATTGATAATAAAATTGTAACCAATAACTTCGGTGCCTTCTTTTTCTTGTTGGCGACCAATGATGAAAATGTTATCGGCTGAATAGTAAGAACCGGTGCCACCACCAACAATATCTTTCGGATACAAACCGATTTCTTTGTATGTGTGATTGACAACAACCATGGGAATATCTTTGAGTGACAGATGCGGAGTAATCATTCGGAATAATGACTTGACCTGTTTAGCGCGAGACATATCAGCAACAGACTTTCCGTCCAAAGCATCATCAACTTCTTTCTTTGATGCCAAATTACCAATTGAATCGATTACGATAATCAAATGTTCACCGCGTTCTAGTTGTGTTAGTTGCTGCATTACATCAAACTTTAACTGTTCAATGTCTGTCAACGGTGTGTGTAGAACTCTATTAGTGTCAATACCAAAAGAATCAAAGTAACTCTGTGGTGTACCAAATTCAGAATCATAGAATAACAATGCTGCATCTGGATATTTGTCCAGATAAGATTTTGCCATCAACAATGAGAATGCAGTCTTAAAGTGTTTGGATGGACCGGCCCACATTGTAAGACCTGGAGTTAATCCGCCATCCAATTTACCAGAGAGTGCCACATTGATAATTGGCACAGCTGTTGAAATCATGTCTTTTGCATTAAAGAACTTTGATTTAGCCAATATAGCAGAATCTTTGATGCTGCTGTTCTTTTTAATTTTATCAAGAATACTCATTTTTTACCTTTTCATGAACATATATAAATCACTACAATTATACTTAGGTTCTTTTTTTTATCAACCAAAGAAATCATCCAGTGAACTTGTTTTTTCTGCCGACCAATTCATACTTCTCAAAATCACACTGATTGGTTCCAGAAATGCCTTATCGAATTGTAAATCATAATCAATGTAGTTGTCAAGCCCAAACTCTTTTGGTATACGAGATGGGAAAGAAATCACATCTTCTTTGAAATGATTTGGTACTTTTAGATAGGTGAACTTTAACTTCTCGCCTTCTTGGATAAGTTGATACTTTTTAGTCAAACCTAGTAGTGTCAGATTGTGATTGTATAAAATAGCGCCGCGCACATGGATTGGTGTACCTTTTTTATACAACATTACCGGATCAGAATATGTGCGTAAACCATTTAGACCCCGAGGAAAAGAGATTTCTTCCGGTGGCAACTTTTTAAACTCTTGTCTGAAATCTGCAATAAATTTCTGAACATCATCTTCAGTGCCATTCATCATCAACTTAATAGCCAAACGCATTTTCTCACGGATAGCCGATGGTGTGGAAGATTTAATCATTTCCAATCCCATCACCTTCATGTGTGGTTCTGAGTATTGTACGCCTTCATTGTTGTACACATTTAAGATATATCTTTTCTTGGCAGTCCAGACACCTTTATCGGATAGACCTTCGCGTTTCATCTGCATCTTCTGTTGATAAGCGTGTACATATATCGCAAGTTCTTCATATGACTTGTCAATAAATGGTTGCAGTTTTTCTTCACATACTCTGTCCATGAAACTGATAACTTTTTGTCCAGGCATCTTAACAACACCATCGACACCATAAACCTTGTTAACCAACTCGCCGAGTCTTAGATAGATTGAGTCTGTGTCGGATGCAATAACATAATCCACATCTTCTGTCTGCACAATCTTATTCATGTACTGGTTAATCTTCGCCTCAATCCAACGAATACTTAATTGGCCAGCAGTGGTGACACCCAAGGCCATACGCAAATCATAAAACCGGAAATACTGAGAGCCCAAAGCACCGTAAGCACTATTAAGTGATACCTTTTTAGCCAACTGTAGGTTGTTGTATCTGGCAATAAGTTTCTCAATTTCATATTTTTTAGAATCATCTTTTTCATCTTCATACTCTTGTTGGGATTTCAACATCAGGTTTTTGAATTTTTTACGATCCTGATACATCTCTTCCATCATTTCTGGTAAGAAACCTTGCTTGTCGGTTCGAAAGAATTGGCCGTTGGGTGTTATTGTGGCATTTTCCAAACTTGAAATGTCAATTTGTCTTTTCAAGAGTTTATCTACAGAAACACCTTGAGAAAGAATGTCACGCATCTCTTGAGTGTAATTTTGAGGATCAATAATTGTTTCTGGTGAAATGTTATATTGCATCATCAAATGTGGATACAAACTATTCAAGTCGAATGATGCAACCCAATTGTGTAATCCTACCTGCACCTCTTTAACATAAGCACCTTCAAACGCAGAGTCTTTATCCTGTGTCTCGCGTGGAGGCACAATAATGTCTTTGTTCAACAGATAGGAATATGTCATCGAATCCCACATACGAGTTTGTGCAAACACATCTTCGTAGTTACACTTAGTATCATATGCAAGAGTTAAAGCCAGTTCAACCAACTTCAACTTATCTTCCATCTTTTGTACTAGTCGAACGTCTTTAATATTATATTCAATAAACTTTTGGTGATTCAAACGATATAGTGCATGAAGGTTGTCATACTCATCATAAGAAATCTTACCTTCACCAAGTTCAACCTGAGCAATATTATCCAAACGATAGGACTCTTGTGACTTACCACCAGGTGCATACCATTTGTACAATTCAATATAGTCGAGAGATTCTACACCAACAAAACTGTAAGCGATTAACATTCGGCCATTAATATTTGTTTTGCGTTCGGAAATATAATTCCACGGAGACAACTTCTTAGTTTCATCTTCACCAAGAATTTTGCGAAACCTGTTTACAATGTATGGTATATCAAAGAACTTGGTGTTCCAGCCAGTAATAACATCTGGACATTTTTCAGCCCATAGTGTAATGAATTTCTTACAAAGATCCCATTCATCTTTACACTTAACGTAATTAACATTAGATACGTCATTCTCTTTGTCAATTTCTTTATCATATTCACCACAAGCAAATACCCAAGTTTTGCCATCGGAATATTGTATACATATGGCTGTGATAGGTTCATTGGCTAGATATGGATCAGGGAAACCATTTTCAGATCCAACCTCAATGTCGATGTAAGCAACGGAAATCTTATCGATATCCCAGTCAACCATTTCGGTATGTTGATCGGCAATGAATGCATATTCGTACCGAGTATTGCCGTAGATTTTATCCGTGCCGGGAACATCACTATATTGTTTGACATATTCTCTGGCTTCGTTTATGCTATCAAACTTCTTTTTGAAGAGGTTGATGCCGTCTAGGGATTTATATTGTCTACTATTTTCTTTGGCGACCTGTCTTTCTTTACGAACAGGAAGATACAGTGATGGACTATAATCAACTCTAAGTTTGATTTTTTTGCCATCTTTGACACCTCGGTAGAGAATTCTACCACCGAGGGATTGAACATTGGTATAAAAATTAGACATTAACCTGTAATAATACTTGGTTGTTTAGGTAGGATAATACCTGATCCAAAAATTTGGTTGTAGTTTGTGATGAAGTCTTCGGCTGGAACATATTCATATACAATGTGTGTCCGTAGAAATTTAAATTCTGCATCGGTTTTTTGTTCAGCATGGATGGGAAATGGTGCAAAACCAACATTTGGTGTACCATCTTTACCACGCACTACAGCAATGCCGACTGGATTTTTTACCACAACAACCGATTGTGATTGGTTTTCTGTAACTTCACCTAGAACTTCTTCGCCGGTGACTAATTTAAATACACAAATATTCATAGTGTGGATGCCTTTTTTATGATGTTTTGGCGGTCTCTAACCGCATAAATAGAAATAGAGTTGTAATTATATATCATTCTCAGTGAAAAGTCAACCTGAAAAAATATATCTACCACAACAATAAGGGAAAAGAATGTTCAAAAAGTTAACCACATTGGTTCTTTTTGTTATGTTTACATCATCAACGGTTGCACAACCAATCGTAACTGACTCGACAAGTAAATCTACTACCGATTCTACATCTACCAGTAAAACCACGGTAAATTCTCCACCACCTACAGCCGTTGCGCCAGCAATCACAGTAATAAACAGTGATGTTTGTGCGGTTGGATATTCTGGTGCTGCTCAAACACAAATACTTGGTATCTCTTTTGGAGGTACTGTTACAGATAAAAATTGTGAACGGTTAAAATTAAGCCGTGCTTTATATGATATGGGCATGAAAGTTGCCGCAGTATCTACTATGTGCCAAGACGAGCGTGTGTTTACCGCTATGATGAATGCGGGAACCCCATGTCCAGTTGATGGAAAAATTGGAGCGGCTGCCAAAGAAATTTGGGATATACAACCAGGACGTATACCACAAAAAGTTAAAAGTTTAGAGTAATGAAACTCTTTAGTTTTTTGTTAGGATGTTTACTGAGTTATTCGGTAACATATGCACAGGTTGTGACTATTCAAATTCCAGGAAGTCCTCTATCCTTAAATGTGATGGCTAATCCGCAGCCATTACAATTTATCAATAATAATCCTGCAGCAACACCTTATCAACTATATGATGATGGATATGCAAATGTGCCATTGGGATTTACTTTCCCATTTTTCGACAGAACATTTACTGATTCAACAATGTATAGTAATGGTACTGTGCAGTTTGGGCCAATGAATCCAGGAAATAACACATTCTGTTGTACTGGTATTACTATCGATAGAAACACATCATCAGCATATAACCACAGTATCTTAATGATGCAAACGGACATGTATGGTGATCCTGGATCACATTATTCATTGGGTAACGGCAACAGTATGACATATGGATGGTATAATGTTGAACGCCTTGGTGTACCACAAAATAAAACCAGTTTTGAATTGAAGATTGATAGTACTGGTGGTATTGATATGCGTTGGACCGGTGCAGTAATAACAATGAACACACCGGCAATTGGCATTATAGGTGATGCATCAAAAGGTGAGTTTGCAGTATTGCAACAGGGTGGTCTGAATCAAAATTTCACTATTCCTGAATTAACACAGATGACTA